TATGATAACAAAGTATATTAATTAAGTAAGATGAGTTGAAAGAGAGGACTTCAAATGACAGACAAAACAGTTTTTATCGGTGCGAACAACGGTGGACTTGAGATTTTCTTGGGTGCCGGAAACTTGGTTGCTGGAAATATCCAAACTGCAAAGACTTTCAAATATGTGATGGATACCTACGGTATCGACATCGACAACGACACAATCTACACCACCAGCAGCATGGACTTTGCTACTGAGTATGGTTTTGAAGATGATGACGATGCTCGGGTTCTGATGGAAGAAGGTTTCAAATTAATCGAAATGACAAAGACTTACTAAGGGAGAATGATGATGACTATGACAGTTGGTGTTTTCAAAAATCGTTACATGAAAGATCGTATTGCGTTTCGTGATTTGAAACGAGAACCTTTTGAATCTTTAGAAGCTTTAGAAGATGCTGTAGTTGAAAATGAACTTGATATGTTTGAACTAAAAGATGCCTTACGGAAAGTTCTTTTGAAACTAACCCCTCGTGAAGAACGCATTGTTCGTGAAGTGATTTTTAATGAAAAGACTTTTAACGAAATTGGTATAGACATGAGGGTTTCTGGTGGCCGCATTGGACAGATATTTGCAAAGGCACTATGGAAAATGCAAAAATCAAAAATAAAAGAACTTTTGGAGGATTTTGCCTAAAAAGTTCTTGACAAAGATGTTCTGATAACATATAATGAATATAGAAAGTGAGAAAAGAGGTAAATTATGAATAAGAGTATTGAAACAATTGTTGGAAACTTGACTGATTTCCTTGTGTATGTAGAGAGCTTCTACGGTAACGTGCCTGATGCAGTCTATCCTATTGGTGCTACACCAGAGATGATTCTTGAGGCAACAGCAGATTGTTGGAAAAAGTTTGGTATTGAGAACTTCTGTGGTGACAGTGTTGACAGAGAACGAGTTCGTGATATTATGATTGAGAAGTTTGGATTGGAGTGGAAATAATGGGATTGTTAGTAGACGTATATAAGAACGGCAAGTATGATTGCACAAATGGTGGTGTTTCTGCTCGGAACATCAAAGGACTTTGTTTGACAAATGTGGATGGGCCTTTCGATCCATCTGATGATTACCCTGCTGCAAAATTGGTAAAACAGACTTTCGGTTTCGGTTCTTCTGTAAAGGTTATTCCAGAGGAAGCAGAGGGTAAACAGACTATGATGGGTGGCAACTATGCCGCAACATCTGATTCACGGTTTAGTGATAAAATTGAAGAGATGTTAGGTGTTCACTTTTATGGTGCCGTTCCTATCCATGATCGTGTGGAATAAATGCCAAAAAGTGCTTGACATTGTTGTTATGATAACATATAATGTAAGTATAGTGAGAAATGAGGTGAAATTATGAATGACTTAGTAAAACATATCGAGGCAATCAATGCCAAAACCCAAGAATGGATTGATGCAAATCCAGGCAGTTGGGCTGGTATGGTTACTACCGATTTAGAACACTGGAAAGAGTATGGTATTACTACTCCTGCCCAGTATGATCGTTATATGCTGGAAATGTCTGTGTATGAAACACACAAGGATGCATATGGTGTGAAAGGTCGTCATTATGACTTTGACAACATGACTGATGAAGAACTCAAAGATGAGTATGAACATCTCTGCAAAGTCGCTAATGAAGAGTATGAGAGGGAACAGAAGTTCTATGCTGAACAAGTAGAAGAGTTCAAAGAACTTGTTCAGAAAACTATCGACTTGGGTGCTGGTGATGAAGAAACCGCATTGCGTTGGTTGACTGCTGGACAAGAGTTCTACCACATACAAGATGTGGAAGGTTGGGTTTATGACTACAATATTCTGTTTACAGATTATGGTAGGGAACTTGTGAAGAAGTTGGAAAATATTGTAACTTATAAAGAATGGTTGGAGGCCGCTTAAGATGAATGATGTGATTCGTGATATTGAGGTTCTTGAGAATCTTGTGATTGCAATGAACGAGGGTGCTTCTGATGAGAAGTATGCTGCTCTGTGGGCAGTAGAGAAACTTCTCATTGAGAAGAAGGACATAGTTCGTAAATTTGAATATGAAATGGAAAAGGAGATGGCAAATGATACGCAAGAAATTGCCGCCTAGTGAGATTGTCATCGACTTAACTGGCCCAGAGGGAAATGCTTTTTCCCTAATGGCTCGTGCAACTAGTTTTGCGAAACAGTTAGGTTTCGATGGCGCCAGTATCGTTGAAGAAATGACAAGTGGTGATTATGAAAACCTTGTCTCAGTGTTTGATAAATACTTTGGCGACTACGTTATCTTGGAGAGGTAGAAAAATGACAGGAATCGAACACGCAGTATTGGCAACATCTTTTCTTGCGGCATTCTTTTATGTCGGCAAGTGGATGGGCAAAAAAGAAAAAGTTGAGGATATTATTGAGCATACTTTGAATATGCTTGAAAAAGGAAACTTTGTCAAAGTAAAAACTTGTGAAAAAAGTGGAGAAAAAGAACTAATACCACTTGACAAAGTTATCTAGAAGTGGTAATATATAAAGTAATGTGAGTGATTCGGAGAAAGGTTTGTTATGAAATGATTTATGAAACTCTAGAAGAAGCGGTTACGGCCGCAAAAGAATTGTGTGAAGTGATGGAAACATATGTGAAAATCACTAAAGGACTAAAGGGTGGTTACGAACTCTTTGGAACTGGTGAATTTGTAATGGAAGTAACGGAGTAAAAAATGAAAAAAATTCTGATAGCAATGGCGATGGTTGGTGGTGCATTTGTTGCTGGTTCTGCCTTTGCCGAGACTGTTCAAGATTTTAACAAGACAGTTGTGAACAGAGTTCCCTATAATGTTGAAGTCTGTACCAATCAATCAGTTGGTGGTGACAGAACTGGTGACACATTAAAGGGTGCAATTATCGGTGGTATCATTGGTAACAATGTAACTAAGAATGTAGACAATGGCGGTGCTGTTGGTGCATTACTTGGTGGTATTATTGGACACAATAATTCTAATGCCACTGGTGGAGTACAACGAGTGTGTAATATTCAAACTCGTTATAATGAGGAAGTCGTAGAGGTATACTCTCACAGTGTGGTAACTTTTTATCATAATGGTAGACAGTATTCTCTTAGATTTCAAAAGTAACTAGTTGAGTGAATCTGCCCTTAGCTCAGCTGGATTAGAGCAACGGCCTTCTAAGCCGTGGGTCGGGAGTTCGAGTCTCTCAGGGCAGGCCAACTAACTATGAGGATATAATGTATAATAAAAGAAAGAACTTTAAGAAAGAAGAAACACCACAAGGCATGACAGTTACAGTTCGTAACGGTGATGTAAATGGTGCAATTCGTGTCTTAAAAAAGAAACTTATCAAGGACGGTTTGTTTCAAGAAATACGAGAAAGATCTTTCTACGAAAGTAGAGGAACAAAACGCAGAAAGGCAAAGGCCGCTGCAACTCGTAGATATAAACGAAAAATGCAAAAACGATTTGAAGAACTTGGTTACTAACTAATATAGGTGATTTATGGCACGGCGTGCTAAGGTTGAGAGTGACTCAACTATTTTAAAGAAAAAAAGATTTCGTAAACCGATGTCGCCGGAGCAGAAAGCTGCAGCCTCTGAACGACTTGCGAAAGCTCGTGAAAAAAGATTAAAAGAAAATCCACCAGAATATAAATCTATACACCCATCTGTTTTAGAAAAGGGTGATGATTATTACTTATCACACAAAAAAGTGAAACAATGGATCAAAACACAAAAAGAACTTTTGTCTATTGCAAAGAGTGATATTCGGAGAAATGTAAGGGGTGCAGAAGCAAGAAAAGCCTCTCACGAAGGTTACATTCGTAGTATGGAAACCTACCTTAGAACTGGGACTTGGTTAGATTTATTTTATGGTGAACACCAACAAAGTAAAATTAAGTTTAAATGCCTCGTTATGGCCTATCATCCAGACGGAACACCAAAAAGAAGTGTTGGTGTCTGGTATCCAGATATTGGTTGTGAATGGACTAGAGAAATGGAAGAGGAAGATGGCTATGACAGTAGAAGAAAAAGGTAAAATCATTCAATTTCCAAGTAAAATGACTGCAAATAGTAATGTAAAGATCGACAATGTAGCTCTTACAATGCACGATGACTTAAAGTTTGCAGAACATCTAACTGAAGGACTTGTTGTCAATTTAATTCATAATCTTGGAGAGAATGGTATTGATACCTCTGATCCAGAATTCATTCGTGATGTCGGATTTACGATTGAATTAGTAAAGTCTCTAATCTATAGAGGTATGGGATTAAAACATCCTATGCAAGAACTTGTAAAGATGTTTGTGACTACTGATGAGGATGATAAAGATGGTTTATACACCACATTTGATATAGATGCTCTTAGTGAATTTGTGGGTATGAATGAAAATGAAGAATAACGCTGGTTTAGCTCAGTTGGTAGAGCAGGGGTTTTGTAAACCTCAGGCCGGGAGTTCAAGTCTCTCAACCAGCACCATGCGGGCATCGTATAATGGTATTACCTCAGATTTCCAATCTGATGACAGGAGTTCGATTCTCCTTGCCCGCTCCAAAATCTATTGACATTCATTCTGTTTTAGGATAATATATAATACTATGAAAAAAGGTGATAAACTATGATTTTAGTGGACATGAACCAAGTCACCATCAGTAATCTTATGATGCAGATTGGTTCTAAACGACAAAACGATGTTGATGAGAATCTAGTTCGCCATATGGTTTTAAACTCTATTAGAATGTATCGTTCTAGGTTTATTGAAGAATATGGTGAGTTGGTTCTTTGTTATGACAGCAAGAAATATTGGAGAAGGGAATACTTCCCCAACTACAAATCCAACCGTAAGAAGGATAGAGAAAACTCTGGCCTTGATTGGAATCTAATCTTTGAAACTCTAAACAATATTCGTGATGAGATTAAAGACAACTTTCCTTATAAAGTATTAGAAGTCGAAGGTGCAGAAGCAGACGATTGTATTGCTGCTGTAGTTGAATATGTTTCAACAACACCATCTGCATTTGAGAATGTTCTTATCTTGTCTGGTGACAAGGATTTTATTCAGTTGCAAAAACACAACTTTGTAAAACAATATTCACCAGTTCTCAAGAAGTTTGTGAACGGGCAAGACCCTCACCTATATATTAGGGAACACATATTGAAAGGTGATAGAAGTGATGGAGTTCCAAACTTCTTATCATCTGACAATACATTTGTAGATGAGTTGCGTCAGAAACCACTGACAAAGAAAAAACTGGCTACATGGATTGACCTTGAACCAGCAGATTTTTGCACAGAGGAGATGATGAGAAATTATCAACGCAACAGAACATTGATTGATTTGGATTATATTCCAAGTGACTTGAAGGGTAAGATTCTTGAAGAATACGAGAAACCCCCAAAAGGTGAAAGATCAAAACTACTAAATTATTTTATACAAAAGAGATTGAAAAATCTTATGGATGACATTGGAGACTTTTAATATGGTACAAGACACATATACACCTCTACTTTCTGAGGTTCTAAAGAAAGTGCATAATGCAAAAACTAAGGATAAGAAGGTTGAGCTTCTAAAACAATATGATTGCGAACCGCTTCGTATGGTTTTGAAATCATCTTTCGACCCCAACATTGAGTGGGAAATTCCAGAAGGGGAAGTTCCATTCCGAGCAAATCAGGCAGAGGAAGGAACAGAACATACTGTGCTTCGTAAAGAGGCAAGGAAACTTTATCGTTTCATCAAAGGTGGTGATGATACAATTCCTAGATTCAAAAAAGAAAACCTATTTATTCAACTGCTAGAGGGCTTGCATAAATCTGAAGCTCAACTAGTAATTGATGCGAAAGACAAGAAACTGCATCAAGTCTATAAAGGATTGTCTGATAATGTGGTTAAAGAAGCGTTCGGTTGGACGGACAATTATACAAGGAGTTAAACTTATATGAAAGACAACTACAATCACTGTTTAGAAATGATTCTGCATCACGAAGGCGGTTATGTAAATCACCCTAAAGACCCTGGCGGCGAAACCAATATGGGAGTAACTAAAAGAGTTTATGAGTCATGGTGTATGGAAAACGATCTTACTCAGAAGGACATGAAAGAACTAGAGTTTGATGATGTCGCACCAATATATAGAAAAAATTATTGGGATAGAGTTAAGGGCGATGAACTACCAGCTGGTTTGGATCTTTGTGTGTTCGATTTTGGTGTTAATGCCGGCACTGGTAGAGCTGCTAAATATCTTCAGAATATGGTAGGTGCAACTGCTGATGGCGCAATTGGCCCTGCGACACTTAGAGCGGTAAATGCATATATTCAAGTAGAAGGACTTGCTGCAGCGATTGATACATATCAATCAAATCGTCAAGGATACTACGAATCACTTAAAACCTTTGAAACCTTTGGTAGAGGTTGGACTCGTAGAAATACAGAAACGACATCTTCTGCACAAAAACTTGCAAAAAACTCTTGACTTTATAGTAACTTAGTATTACTATAAAAGAATGGTTGGGGGTATATACCTCTCTTTCTCTCATTACTCACTTATACCCCCAACCACTCTTTAAAAAGCCCTTGATTTTCAAGGGCTTTTTTTAGCAAAAAGTGCTTGACTTTGTTCTAATAACATAGTAGCATATACTTGTAATGATGAGAAAGAGGTTTTTATGAACATTGTTGAAGTCACTGGTGGGAACAAGTTTCAGAGAGCAATTGCTGAAAAGGTTGTCTATGAGATGATTCATGCACTTATGCCTCGTATGAGAACTCTAGAAATTGAAGTTCAAATCAAAAAACTAACTGGTGATGCAGTTGGTTGGTGTATGATGGAAGACACCAATCGTGAGTTTACTATTGAGGTTTCAAAAGATCTTACTCTTAAAGATTTTGTCACTACCGTTTGCCATGAAATGGTTCATGTAAAACAGTATGCTCGAAAAGAAATTGACGGTTATGGTGAGAAGTGGAAGGGTAGAAAGATTACTCCCAAAACTGATTACTACGATTTGCCTTGGGAAAAGGAAGCTTATCGAATGCAAGACAAACTTGCTCAGTTAGTATGGGATGCTGATATTTTATGATTAATCAAGAAATAAGAAATAGAATTAAATTGTCAGTCGCTGCATATGCATATGAAATGGAAAATGATTCTATTATGAGTGATGCAGACTTTGATAGTCTTTGTAGAGAAATAAAGGTGAATGAGTCTACAGGCAATGAAAAGATGGATAATTTCTTCAAGACAGAATTCAATCCTTCTACTGGCCAGTGGATACACAAACATCCAGAATTAGATAAAATAAAAATAATTTACAACAAATATTACAAAAGTTCTTGACAATTAGCGAATCATTTGTTATCATAACTAAGTAAGATGAGAAAAGAGGAAAAAACTATGGAACAAGTTGCAGTTATTCACACAGCGTTTGAGGGTTCACCATCAACCGTTGCGTTTGTAAACGTGAAAGAGGATATGACTTTAAGTGAGAAACTTGAGTATGCATATCGTTGGACACAAAACATCTTTGACAGTTGGTCATTGAAGATGCCAGAAGATGGTAATGATGATGTGACAGTTATAGGTGATATCTCTAGTGGATACGGTTTGAGGTCTACTTCAGTTGGTGATCAAATATTGGTTGGTACTGAAAAATATGTAGTCGCTCCAATGGGATTTAAAACACTTGATGGAGAACCAATATGAGTAATCTAGTAAACGAACAAGTCAAAGAAGCTATTCTTGATGAAGTGGAATCAATGACTATCAGTCAATTTCAAAATGCAGTAGATGCTGCTGGTGTTTCTGGAAACACTATCGTTGATGAGATGGTAGAAAATTTGGTTGAGTATCTTTTTGAACAAAGGAGTGTGTAATGGGTAAAGTGAAAGATATGTTGATGGATGTAGAAGAGTTTGTTTATGACTTCTACGACAAAGAAGGCAATCTTATGAAGTCGCCTGCATTTATTATTGATGCTGCTAAAAAGAAGTTTGGAATTTCTTTTGGTGAATATGCAGAAGAAGTTTTAGAGGGTGACAATGATATGGAGCCTGATTGGGATTGGAATAAAACCGTATCTCAAAACCTTGTTGGTTACGAGCTGGATGATGAGATTCCTTATTAGTATGATGGTAATTTTGTCTTTAGGGGGATGCACTTCAGCAGAGCTCGCTGCTACAATGTATAAAAAGTGTATCTCCAAAACTTTGGATGATTGTCCTATCAAGCATCCTAGTGAGTGGTGGGTTGGAGTATGATAACTAGAACAATTGGAACAATGCTAACTATGCTGTCTGTTGGATGTCATCCAGCGTTTGCAGATGTTCCATGTGATTATGATAAGACAGTAGAAACAAATTGGACACAACAAATCGAAAAGACTTCTAATGTAGATAGGAAAGTTTTTCCATATGTTGATGACACTCGTAAATGTATTATGACAATGGATGTTACCATTGATGGACAGACTTACCCCACTGAGGGTTCTTATGTTTTTGGGCCTGACATGAGTGAGAACAATGCTTGTGAACAGGCAACCATTAATGCAAAAAAATCTATTATTGGTGAAGTGTCTCCAGAAATACTTACTGCAAAAACAGAAATGAATTGTTCAACTACGGATGTGCAGAAAAGTGTGCAAGTTGTAGAAAATCTGCCGCAGAAAAGTGTAATTCAAGAAGGTATTCCTGTAGAAACAATAACTGAAACAAAAGTTATTGACAATTCACAAAGTAGTGTAGTATACTTACCAAAGTCTAGTAGAAACATTACTATTGGTGGCATAACAATTGGGTTTGACCCATATGCAAGTAAAAGAGGCAAATGTTATGCTAATTGGAAAACTGGTGGAACGGACTGTTATTGATGATGAGAATTTTAATAGGAATTGTGTTGGGAATTGTTTTAATAACATATTACCCACAAATAGGTTCAGTGTTGACAGATGTATTTGTCGATTCTGGAATGCGTGATGATCTAGTTGATACTTTAGAAGGGATTAAATAATGAAAAAGATCGCATTACTTGGAGCTGTTGCACTTCTTAGTGCTTGTAGTTCTAACAAGGTGGTGGAGACTGCAATGACTGTTCCACCAAATTCAATCGTAGACACTCAAACTTATGTCTATAAAGCAAAGGTAGTAGAAGAACAAATTGAGGTTATGCCTGATTGGTTCAAGAAAATGCCTGAAAGTGAAACTGCAATCTATTCCACAGGAACAGCAGCAACTACAGATTTACAGTTGTCTATTGATCTTGCGGTATTGAATGCAAAGACAACTCTTGCAGACAGAATCAATGGTCGAGTTCGTTCTCAGACCAAGTCTTTTGTTGCAAAGATTGGTAGTGAAGAAATTGGTAGTTCTGTATTATCAGAAGTTGAAAAGGCAACAAAGAACATCATTGCAGATGTAGATGTTGCTGGTTATAAAGTTTCTGAGACAGAGATTATTTCCAATGGCCCTAAATATCGTGCCTATGTTCTTCTAGAATATTCTGATAAGGAGGCAAACAAAATCATTTTGAACCGTCTTCGTAAAGATAGAATGCTCTTGTCCAAGATTAAAACAACAAAAGCATTTGAGGAGTTGGATACTTCTGTAGATGAAATTAAAACATCTGATGCAGAAGAGTCAGAGGCAAATTTGAAAGTTCTTACTCAATGATAGAAGCACTTCTATACTCTTTTCTTTCTGTGGCATCTCCAACTATTGCAGAAATGCCGCAGGGAGACAGAGATGAATTTCATAGAATGGAATCATACTGTCTCGCAGAGAATGTATATCACGAGGCACGAAACCAACCTCTTGCTGGACAGATGGCGGTTATATCAGTCACTATAAATCGTGTGAATGATCCTAGATTTCCAGACACTATTTGTGGTGTTGTAAAAGAGGGGCCGCATCGTCCATCATGGAAAGGAACTGGTGAAATGATTCCAGTTCGCCATCGTTGTCAATTTAGTTGGTATTGTGATGGTAAATCTGATAAGATTAGAGATGAAGAAACTTTTGTTGATATTCTTCTATTGACAGAATCCATTGTTTCTGGTAGTATAAAGATACTGGATATTACAGAGGGTGCAACACATTATCATGCAGACTATGTAAGTCCAGCTTGGGCAGAAACAAAAACCAAGACTATTGAAATTGAAGATCACATATTTTACAGGTGGGATTGATGAATATATTTTATCTAAACAATGACCCTAAGACTTGTGCTCAAATGCACAATGACAGTCATTGCAGTAAAATGATTATTGAGTATGCTCAGTTGATGTCTACTGCACATCGTGTATTGGACGGAACTGAGTATTACGGTCAAACTAAAAACGGACGTAAAATTAAACGATGGTTACATCCCGATCCTGTTATGGAAACAACTCTTTACAAGGCTTCTCATGTAAAACATCCTAGTGGTATTTGGACACGAAAATCAAAACAGAATTATATTTGGTTGTATAATATGTGGACAGAGTTGAATAGAGAGTTTATGTATCGTTACAACAAGAATGTACCACATGAGAGTTTTCGTAAACTGGAAGGTGTCCTATCCGAAACACCACATCAAATGTATGAACTAGGTTTTTGTGAACCATTTCCAGCAATGCCTGATGATGTGAAATACGAATCTTCAATAAAATCGTATCACGAATACTATATAAAGTATAAACAGCATCTTGCAAAATGGACTAAAAGAGGAGCGCCGTATTGGTATGGACAATCTGAATTACGAGTTGCCTGAACTGAGGGCAAAAATTGGACAGTTACAACAAGAAAATAAAACTCTTAAACAAGATATGAAGGAATTAACAGAAGCCTATTATGGTGTCCTAAATAGATTAAAGGAGCTAACAGCAGAAGATAAAACTGGTAGACCTCATCAAAACATTATGGAATAGATTATGCCAACATTTAAATTTAGAAACACCGAAACAGGTGAAGAGTGGGATGAATTCTTCACATCAAATACAGCAAAATACGAAGCACTAGAAAAGAACCCACACATTCAACAAGTTCCAACTACATTCGGAATTGTTTCAACAACAGGAACACTTGATGGAAGAACAGACGATGGTTGGAAAGAGGTATTATCCAAAGCAGCTGAAGCACATCCAGACAGTCCACTTGCAGATAGATATGGTAAGCGAACTGCAAAACAAATTAAAACAGCAGAGGTTGTAAATAAACATCGTTCAAGATGGAGAAATGACTAATGGCGAAAGCAAAAGATATTAGAATTGACCAAATGGTATCAGTTAGTGCAGTAACAGATAACCAAAAGAAAGCGTTCCAAGATTATAAAGCAAACAAGAACCTTTTCTTGTATGGTGCTGCTGGAACTGGTAAAACCTTTATTACTCTTTATCTCGCATTACAAGAAGTATTGAGAAACGAAACAAAGTATGATTGTGTCTACATTGTTCGTAGTGCAGTTCCAACTCGTGAGATTGGGTTCTTGCCAGGCGATGAGGAAGATAAGACAGCACTATTCCAAGTTCCTTATCAGAACATGGTAAAGTTTATGTTTGAACAACCAAACGAACAAGCGTTTAATATTCTATATGACAGACTAAAGAATCAAGGCTCGTTGATGTTTCTTACAACTTCATTCTTGCGTGGTATTACACTTGACAACGCAATCATCATTGTAGATGAGGCACAGAATCTAAACTTCCATGAACTCGACACAATCATTACTCGTGTTGGTATGGATTCAAAGATTATGTTCTGTGGTGACTTCTTTCAATCAGATTTGCAGAAGAATGTAGAAAGAGAGGGCATCAAACACTTTATGAAAATTCTAAGAGGTATGCAATCATTCTCTACAATCGAATTTACACTAGGTGATATTGTTCGTTCTGGTATGGTGAAGGAATACCTTATCAGTAAAATTAAAACAGAAGGGAATACAGATAATGGGTAAAAAGAAACAAAGAGCCCATCAAGTTTCAAAGGGTGAAAGAGACAGTGTTGCTCGTTCTACTGTAAAGGCAATGCGTAGAGAATATATGCAGAGTAGTGCTAGGTTAGACAACCAACTTGCTGCATTTCTTAGGGGTAAGAATGTTATGTTGACTGTTCCCAACCCAAATAAAAACGAAACGAATAAAAGGTTCATTCGTGTTCCAGCAAGAGAAGTTTGGAGAGGTTCTCCAAAAAAGTCTTGACTTTACCTAGTAAATTGAATATAATATGTTAAAAATGCGAGGATTAAATTATGTTTATACACAACCATGTAGATATTCCAGAAGTATCTACTAAGACAGTAAATCGTAAGCGTTTCTATGTGACGCCTACAGGCCTGTATCCATCCATTACAACCGTATTGGGTGTTCGTAAAGCAAAACAAAAGGGATTGCAAGAGTGGCGTGAAAGAGTTGGTAACGATGTTGCCAATCATATCATGCGAACTGCGGCCTCTCGTGGAACTGCTGTTCACCATATGTGTGAAGATTTTCTAAACAATGTTGAAGTAACAAAAGAAGGAAGAGATTTCTTGCCTTGGTGTTTGTTCTCACAACTAAAACCAACACTTCAAAGTCGCATAAATAATATATACGCTCAAGAATGTGGACTATGGAGTGAGAAATATCGTGTTGCTGGTCGTGTAGACTGTATTGCAGAATATAACGGTATTCCATCTATTATCGACTTCAAGACTTCTCGTTCTGAAAGACAAGATGATTATAATCTTGAGTATTACATTCAAGCCTCTGCATATGCAGAGATGTTTGAAGAACGGACAGGAATCGAAATCAATCAGATTGTGATTCTTGTTGTAACAGAAGATGGAGCCGTTCAAGAGTTCATCAAAGAGAAGCATGATTACTTGCCTCTTCTTGTAGAAACCATTGATGACTTCACCTCACAATGGGAAAAAGAAAATGAAGAAACTAATGATGACAGTAGCGTTGCTACTGCTACCGCTTAGTGGATTTGCTCAAGATCTTTCACAGGAACTTCCAGAACAACAAAAACCACCACTAACATATTGGGCATCAAAACCAATTCAATGTTCGACACCAGAAGAGATTGTTGAACTAATGAAAAAATATGGAGAAACACCAGCAATTGTTTTTGAGGGTTCTACTGCACTACCAAACGGAGTTCAATCTCCATCAAGATTTGTTGTTGCAATGAATCCAAAAACAGAAACATGGACATTGTTAGAATTTACAGGGCCAACCCAAGCTTGTATTTTAGGTGCTGGAACTGGAAAAGTTTCATTGGGGGGAAAGAAAACTGAAATTGCTACTTGACATTCAAATGTCACTGTGGTATAAATAAGAATAACCTACCACGTTCATCCTCAGTAGAGGACGGAAGTATGCATAATGCAGAAGGAACGCACTCAACTGTAAAAAGGAGAGTGGTATGGAACTTTGGCAGATGTGGACGTATCGAAGATTGATACAAGACCACAAACGCAATAAACTTCTTAAACTACTGTGGTTGCGAAGATAGTTTATTGAAGGGTGATGCCTTAATACATCCGTGTGGATCAACGGTTAGTCCACAACACACAACACAGACACAAAGGAGAAAATTATGTCTAATAGTAAAAATCCGTTTGAACTACGGTTCGACACATTGGCTCTCGCCAAAGATATGCTTGATCGTCAGTATGACACAGCACAAACACAAATGTTTGAAATGCTAGAACAAGCAAAAACTCAACAAAAAGACCTCTTAGAAGTTTTTGAGAAGTATACACCAAAAATGTATACTCCAGAAGAAATTGCAAAGCAGGCTGAAGAACTTTATAAGTTCATCACTAAGAAAGACTAAATTGCAACACTCGTTTATTTGAGTGCTCTGCTTTATAAAGATAGAGGGTGGGGCGCCCTGCCCTCTATCACTTTAACTAAAGGAAATATTATGAATCTAGAAGAACTAGCTGTGATGACCCCAAAGAAGTTTGCTATAAAAATTGAAGAAATCGTATCTAAAGGTGGTATTACTTACATGGATGCAATCTTAGATTATTGTGCAAAAAATCAAATGGAGCCTGATGCAATCGCTCCTCTCATCTCAAAACCTCTCAAAGAAAAATTAGAAGCAGATGCAAGAGAATTAAACTTCTTGCCTAGAGTAGCAACCTTACCAATCTAAGGAGTTTCCAATGGAAGCGTGGGAAGCTTATCAGATGTATCTTGGTCTAAAATTACACTTTACAACAGACTATGATTATTATCAATACAAGGGTAGAACCTCTGCATCTAAAGCATCTTTTTTAAAGAGAAAGGACAGAAGTTTCTTTGCTCGTGTAGCAAGAAAGTATAATGAGTCTACACAAGATTACTTTGTTAGTAATTTTGTGTGTTCCCCTAAAGGTTGGTTGGGTGACTTTAACGAAACCAACTACAACAACTGGAAGAAAAATAAACAAGCACTGACATATAATTTTATCACAGATATGTCATATTTATTTTCACAAATATCACATTTTGATGATATTTTCTCTTTACAAACAGGACAACATCCTGTATTATTAAAGAACTTCCTCGCTAAGAGAGTAAGTATAGAAACGATGGTAATCCTACAGGGGTTGCTGAATTATGTTCAACAGTGGGATAAGGAACTTAAAGATGATTTAGTATGGCCGGATAAAAGACGATTGATAGTAAAATACGCCGCATTTCTCAACTATGACAAAGAGAAATGCAAAGATCAACTTCTCAAACTGATTAAGGAGACTTTCTGATGTCACAGGAAGAACTAATTCGGGAACGAGACTTCTATCGTGCAAAACTTGAAGAAGCAAATACACGAGTGAAGACCCTAGAGTTTGATAACGCAGAACTACAGAAGCGTGATGTCGAACTCTCAAAACGAGTATCAGAACTCGCAAACAAGGGTTACTATCGTCCTAAACCTCGTAGGTTTAATTAAGACGATGCGCCTGTGGTGGAATTGGTAGACACGCTAGATTTAGGTTCTAGTGCCGAGAGGCGTGGGGGTTCAAGTCCCTTTAGGCGCACCACTTCAAGGGTTCTGTTCCCCTTGCAAAATAACTGAACAGATGGTGTCACAGGAGTGGGCCATCCTAGACATGATGTGAAACTGTCTACTTTTAAAAGGTTATAACATGAAATACAAACAAATGTCACAGAATAGTTGGATAGTCGAAGTTCAAGAGAACGGTAAAACAAAAGAACTATTCATAGAGTTCCCGCCAGGTTGCATAGATCAAGTTGGTTGGGATACAGGTGATACAATACTATGGGAAGAACTACCAACAGGTGGTTATTCATTGAAAAAGAAAGAGGATGATAGTGACGGAGAATAAGGAAATAAATAAAATGCTGACAACAGCAAGACTCATTAGTTACAGTCAACCACCAGAAGGAGAATTATATGTCGGTAACGATGTACAGGAACTTATATCGTATTGCGCCCGTGTCTCCAATCCAGCGAACCAACAATCGCACAAAACGAGCGAAAAACTCATACGATATCTATGCAAACACAAACATTGGTCACCATTGGAGATGGCTAGCGCTTGCATAGAGATTGAGACTACAAGAGATATTGCACACCAAATTGTGCGTCATCGTAGTTTTAGTTTTCAAGAGTTTTCACAACGGTATGCAGAACCATCTGCAATGGGAGATGCATTTACCAAAAGAGAATGCCGTTTACAAGACTATGAAAATCGTCAGAACTCGATTGAGATTGAAAATGATCCCTCATTGATTGAGAATCAGAAATATCAAGATTTGATTACAGAGTGGACTCGTAGACAGATGGGTGTTATCGAAACATCTCGTAAAGCATACCAATGGGCGATTGATAATGGTATTGCGAAAGAACAGGCTCGTGCAGTCCTACCAGAAGGTTTGACAAAGACACGATTGTATATGAATGGAACACTACGTTCATGGATTCATTATATTGAGTTGCGTTCTGCAAACGGAACACAAAAGGAGCATATGGAAGTTGCACAGAAGTGTGCGATTGAGATTGCTAAAATCTTCCCACTAATGGAGAAATTGTAATGTATAAATTTATTTTTGAAGATGAAGATCGCCCTTGCCCATATGGTATCACTGATCCATACCATACTAAAAGGATTGAGTTCCAAGTTAAAGATAATTCTAGTTTGGATGAGATGTTAGATGCATTTGAAAACTTCCTCAAGGCGAATGGTTATCACTTTGATGGTAATCTGGACATCGTGCCTGAACATAGTTTTGATGAAACTGTTCGTGGGGATGCAACGCCACAAGAGTGGAATAATGCATATCAAAATGTGACTGTAAAATATAAAGAGCATGACTAGTAGAGTATTTGTTTTAGGTAATGGTGAGTCCAGAAAGAATGTAAATCTGGACGATCTCAAATCAGTCGGCCCAGTATATGGATGCAATGCACTGTATCGTGACTTCACACCAGATGCACTAATTTGTGTAGACGGTGGAATGATGCATGAAGTATATTCCTCTGGTTATGCAACAAATAATAAATGTTACTTTCGTTCATGGAGTAAACTGCCTGGCGAAATGTATGATATGTTAGTTGAAGGCACTATTTTTGATAGTGATGGATATACCATTGAGAATCCAAAACAAGGTAGAAAAGAGTTTGTTCTTAATGGAACTGACCCTAATCAAATAAGACAGTTATACGAATATCATATAAACAAAGGCTCTGATAAAAGAACAATTGATGAGTTGTTGTCAAAACATAACAGATGGATTACATGGTTAGAAGAAAACGATGAAGTTCATCTTATATCAGAAGAATATGGTGGTTGGAGTGCAGGCCCAATCGCAGTAAGAATCGCTATCGAAAATCATAATCCAACAGATGTATTTCTAATTGGATTTGATTTGGGTAGTGTAGATGGAAAGGTAAACAATGTGTATAAAGGCACAGACAATTATCTTTCTGGTGAGGCAGTTGTAACCCCAGCAACAAACTGGATACAACAACACTCACAAAACTTTGCAGACTATCCCGATACGATGTTCTGGAAAGTAAACCCCGCTCCACTAGGAACTGACGATACTTGTCAGTTAGTTGAGGAGTGGGAAAAATACGAAAACCTTCAATACATTGAGCAAGAAAATTTAGATTTAGTTCTTGACTTTGGTTGGATGATGTAGTATTATAAATACTATTATATGATGAGATGCATACTTATACTATGCAAAATGTGAAATACTTAAACATACGAAAAACATATACACATAAGGAGAAAAATATGTCTATTTCAGCGCTTAGAAACCAGAACTCTCTGGACAAACTACTTCAACAAGTCCAAAAGGACGAATCCCCTACAACCGAAAAGAAGTCCTATGTGGACGAACGGCTATGGAAACCTAATGTTGACAAGTCAGGCAATGGTTACGCAGTTATCCGATTCCTGCCTGCACCAAAAGGTGAGGAGATGCCTTGGGTTCGTGTATGGAATCATGCATTCCAAGGGCCAACAGGTCAGTGGTATATTGAGAACTCTCTGACTACTCTTAATCAGAAAGACCCAGTGTCAGAGTATAACACTCAACTGTGGAATTCTGGTGTAGAATCTGACAAAGAGATTGCTCGTAAGCAGAAAAGAAAACTGTCTTACTATGCAAATATCTATGTTGTTGAGGATACAATGAATCCAGAGAACAACGGTAAGGTAATGCTGTATAAGTTTGGTAAGAAGATTTTCGACAAACTTATGGAAGCCATGCAGCCTGAGTTTGCAGACGAAACACCAATCAATCCTTTTGATTTGTGGGAAGGTGCGAACTTCAAGTTGAAAATTCGTAAGGTTGATGGATACTGGAACTATGATAAATCAGAGTTCGATTCTGTATCTGCACTAAAATCAACTGATGAAGAGTTGGAATCAATCTACAATGCAGAACATTCTCTTGCAGACTTTGTAGCTCCAAACAACTTCAAATCGTATGACGAACTGAAAACTCGTTTGGATGCAGTTCTTTCTGGAACTGTTGTTGCAACAAAGACTGCTGCCGCAATGGTAGAAGAGGATGAAGCACCATTCAAACCAAACTTCAAATCAGAACCAAATCCAACTATGGCTGCGGTTGATGACGATGATGATGACGCAATGTCATACTTTGAAAAGTTGGCGAATGAATAAGGTATAGTAGTAAAGTCCTTTGTGCAGTAAGTCTCTCTGAGTCGTAACACCACATAAAAAGACTACTAATTAGAAAAAGAAGTGGGAGGCATCAGAAATGGTGTCTCCCTTTCTTATAAATAATCACATGATTAGTTTCGATGTAGAAAATATTACCAAAGGTATTGGTGTAGTCACTGCCAGTCTTGCATTGATTGGTGGTAGTTATACTCTATGGGATAAGATTGAGAGTAAGGATATTCTTACTTGGGCTCCAGAACACTTCACTGTTTCTGATGGCCCAAGAGATGGTTCTTTTGATGTTATCGTTGCAAGAGAAAAACACAGAGATGACTGTAAAGTTACTGGATTTAGACTTGAAGTCAAAGACAGTAAGTATATGGTTCACACTGCATCCCCTAGTATTGCAAAGTTTTCAGGCCCTGCTAGTGACAAGATAGATAAGTTTGGTTTTTCATTTAGTATAGATGAAGAACACATCCACATGATACCAAAGGGTGAAGCAACTCTACTTGCACATATTGACTATGAATGTCCAGAAGGCCCTGTAGTAGTCAACTATCCAGATCACGAAAATTTAAAATTTAATATCACTGATTAAACCTTCTTTATAAATAGTATTGTGAGTTGAGAAGAAAACAATACTATTACCTTATCATTTGTAACGTAACAAGGAAATACAAATGATAGATCCAATTACCGCTCTGGCGACTGCCACGAGTGCATTTAATCTTATCAAAAAAGGTTTTGAAGTCGGTCGTGATGTAGAATCTATGGGTTCTGATCTTGGACGCTGGATGGGCGCTATGTCTGACCTCAAGAAGGCAGAAGAATACGCCAAGAAACCACCCCTATTCAAAAAAATATTTAACGCTGGTTCAGTCGAAGAAGAAGCCATGGCCGCATTCATGGCGAAGAAGAAGGCAGAGGATATGCGTGATGAACTCAAGAAATTGATTTCTTGGACACGAGGGCCTTCTGCATGGGATGAACTTATACGCATGGAAGCAGAGATTCGTAAGAAGAGACAACAAGCAATATACGATCAACAAGAAAGACAGAGAAAACTTTTTGAGGGTGTTGCTATCGTGTTTTTGATTGGTATTTGTGCAGCAGTTCTTATTGGTGGTGCTTGGTGGTTAATAGAGTATAAAGCAAACAGAGGTTACTAATGTTAATCGCATTGATTGTTATCACAACATATTTAATTGGTATGTTATTTTATGTAGCATGGATGGATGATAAAATACATAATCCACCACATATACCAGAAACAGACGCAGAAAAACTTGTTCGTAGTATAAAATTACGAATTGCAGATGCACAATGGAAGTTTAGAAAAGAACTAGGTGAGTTATGATACACGCATTCATGCTAGTTGTTGTTTTGGGTGTGGGTGACGATAGAAGAGAACAACCCAATCCTATGATATTCAGAAGCATCAATACCTGTCTATACTATGCAGAGAAGATTCCTAAACAGTATGGTAACTATAGGTATAGAGACTATATTCCAGCAAAAGATAGAATTACTGCATATTGCAAGCCTGTCTATGTCAAAGACGGGCCTAACATCTACGATCACTAACCAGAGTTTCTAGCAAAACTTGCCGCAGAACTATTATCTTGCATATTAATAGGCATTGCATAAGAACCCCCACCACCATTTGTAATATTTGTAATATTAGTTGATGGAGCGCTGACTACATTGGTTGAAGGAGTCTGGTACTCTCTAGCAATATCATTTGCAGTAGTAGTTGATTGTTCAAGAGCACCACCTTGATTTGAAGGCGCACCCATACTAATTCCACGATACTCTAGTTCTGCTTTTGCCTGATCTGGTTCAATCTGAACATTCCCATCAGATGTATATCTAAAGTATACTTTGTGTGCAGTAGTATTTGTATAACCATACTGTAGTCCAGTTGGAAGTTTTGCGTCTTGGGCAACCTGTTTATCTCGTTTTTGTAGAAGTTGTTCTTCTTGGCTAGCAAGTCTTCTCTGAGCGTCTTTATTTCTTCTTAGATCAAGTCTTCTATTTGGAGATATTTCTTCTGCTTGTTGTTTTAGTTTTTCTTTTTCTGCTCTGAGTTGTGTCAATTGATCATCAATTGATTGAACCTCAGCAGAAACTTGTTGTGTCTCATTTCCAACCTGTTCTGGTTCTGAAGATTCTACTTGATACTTTGCAAACTCCCTTTCCATTGCTTGGAGTTTCATAGCATCTATACCTCGACCAATTGCATCTGGGCCAGTATAGACATTTTCACCAGCATTTGATCTGGTAATCCTATCACGAATCTCATCCATCTGGGCTTGAACTGCTGCAGCTTGATCTGCTGACATGGTTGGAGCGGGATCTGACATATCCCCCTCAGAACTTTCCATTTGTTCATCTGGCATAGTTCCTTCACCACCAGAAGTAACTTCATTATAAACTCTACTAAATGCTTCGCCAGGACTTTCCCCGCCAGGCAACATTGCCTTTACTGCGGCCCAACCACCTTTAGCAAGACCTTTCATAATTCTTCCAATGGAGAACAGTCCATCCATTAGTCCACCAAAGTCTAGTGTAAATAGTCCTGTGAACCAATCCCATATAGAAGCGACAGTATCCTTAATTAATCCTAATAGACTAAATGGTTTTTCTGGATCACCAAAGGAAAATAATCCCATAATCCAATTAATTGCAGCATCAATTGGCATTGTAATCAACCCCCATAGACTACTAATACCACCAGTTAGTCCATCCCAAAGTGCCTGTAGTGCAGCTAATGGATCACTGAATATGTTTGTTACAAATTCATAAACTTTTCTAAATGGAAGTGTAATCATATCAAACAATCCACCAAATGTTTCACTTAACCATGATACAACTTTTCCAACTGTAGAGGTTTCACCAAAGAATAGATATTCAAATGCATTTTTAAGTGCTCTGAATGGAGCCATAAAAATATCAAATAGACCACCAAAGATACCTGTAACAGTATCAATAACAAAATTTATCGGCACCATTATAAGGTTTTTGATACCATCCCAAATTGCCTGAAAACCACCAGCAATATCACCACTAAAGATCATCATAATACCACCAAAGATGTTATCAATCTGCTCAAATACTGCCATAATTGCAGTTCCAAACGCTTTGATTGGTGCCATGATTACATCAAATAGTCCACCAAAGATACCAGTAACAGTATCAATAACAAGTCCAATAGGAGTAATAATTAAGTCCATTACGAACCCAAAGATACCTCTTAAAGATTCTACTAGTGGAAATGCATCTAAAGCACTCGCAAGGTTTTCCATACCAAGAGCATTTAATGCCCATACAGTTACATCTTTAAGTAAGTTGAGTGGTAGTCCGATAAACCAATCAAATAGTTTCATCATACCTTCTTTAAGACCACCAAAGATACCGTCTAATTTGAACCCTTCAATAAACCCTGTGATAAATCCAATTGCAGCAGTGATACCAGCAACAACTGCAACGATAGGAAGTGCAAGAGGAGCAAGTGCCGCACCGAATGCTGTGATTGCTGGAATAATAGTAGCAGTAATAACGGTTACAATACCCATTATTGCAGCCTTCATTCCCAGAATACTACCTAAGAAACCACCAAAGGTTTTCTTTCCTTCTTTTCCATCACCACCACCATCATCACCACCAATTCCTTCAACTGCATTGATTAGTTGTTCGGTTTGTCTTCTTTGTTCATTTGCTGTTTCAACTTCAGCAGCAGACATAGTATCTTCTTTACCTTGTGCTACCAAAGATTCCTTCATCTGACGAGTATTATCTGCAATGTCAGCAAACAAGTCTTTTTGTTCAACTTGTGCTTCGTTGATTGAGTCTAGTTTGTCCCCAGATGATTTTTCTACATTGATATTTTCAGAGTGTTCTCTTTTGTCTAGTTTAGATTCTGCAATACTACTTTTGAATCTAAGGACAGCATTTCTACCAATTTGTCCAGTGACTTTACTCAATGTTCCCATGCCAGGAATCGCATCAGCAAACGCTTTCAGTGGTGATGTTATTGTTCCTACAACATCTCCCAAACCACTTTTTATATCATCTTTAATAATAGTGCCAACACCCTCTGTGATAGCAGAGTTGTCTGCATTATCTTTAGTTATGTCTATAAGCTTATCTGTTTTAGTATTAACAGATTTTAGTTCGCTGACGACTGAGTCTAGTGCCATTTAAATTTACCTTATTTCTTTTTGTCTGAATATGCATTACCAGCAAAGAAAGCAGCTACAATTGCAGCAACAGATACGAAATATGTTGCAGCCATGTCACCCAAAATCTTTGAAGCATTTTCAAGTCCAACCAAATTTGCAATTACTACTGCAAAAGGATATAGTAACATACCAAATAATGCAAACCATGCCATTTGACGCATAGCATCTCTACGGGCATCAGCATCTTCAAGTGCTTTTCTTTTAAATTCCAAATCCATCTCCAATTCTTCTTTGGAAATATGTCCATCACCATTAGTGTCTTTTTTAGCAACCTCAGCATCAACGGTTACTGTTTTTTTCTCTTCCTCTGCCACAATATTCTCCATAGTGATATTTATCCTCTTTTATTGGATGCTGCGTGACGGTTTTTCATGTTCTCTTCTTCTAAATGGTTTAATAGTAGAGTAACATAAATCTCCCTCTCCCACGGCATCATATTTTCTATCTCTGTCAAAGAATATTTGTGATGTTGCATTAATCCAAAATTTAACTTGTAATAATTTTCCAAGCTATTATGGGAGAGGGCTACTAAAAAAAAGTGTTTAGCCCCTCTAATACAACTTCACTCTCAACACCAGTATTTGGATTTTTAACTTTAACAGAATGTTTCACTTTAGGCATAGTATTAAAAAACTCTTGAATTTTCAAGAATTGGTCGTGTGACATAGATTCAATAAACTCATCCAATTCTTTTTCATCCATATCATTTCTATCATATACATTTTCTGCATCATAGATTTGTCTGACACACGCTTTAATCATAGCAAATGCGGTTTCAGCATCTCCAGCAGTCTCATCAATTTCAGCTACACTTGCAACTCTTGGATAGTCCATAACAACACCAATTGTATCTGTAATTTTGATATTGGTATCGTGTCCTACTTCTTTGTGACACTGAACATCAGAAAGGTTAATGTCAACCTTAACTTTTGTTTTCTTGTCGTCTGGACAAGTAATACTTACTGTAGTTTTCTCACCAATTGATTTTGATCTTAACTGAAGAAAGATATATTCAAGATCGAAGAACGGAATCTTCTTTGAATTAACTTTTTCAAATGTGCAGGCATCAACAATATCTTCTACTGCTCGTAGAATATCTGATTGTTGTCCAGACTGTTGTGCCAACATTAATACTTTTTCCTCTTTTACAAGGAAAGGACGATATTCAACTTTTTCACCAGTTGAAGGGAGCGTCAATTCATATTTCGCCGAGGCGAGTTTTGGTAATGCCATAATTTATCTCCTATTGTGCATTATATTAGTTATAGTCCTCCACGACCATTAAATCTTCTAAATCTGTCACGAACCGCTTGAACTTGAGCAAACGGATTTTGAGTATTTGGACTTCCTCTATCTATTACTCCTCTATTAGATGATGTCGGATTGTTTCTATCATCATTTGCATTTCCATTTGAGTCAATCATGTATAATTCTTTGAATACCATTTCGACTGACATTTCTGAAATTGATGAAGCACTGTCATGTGAAAATTCTAACGGGCCTATTGTTTTTGGATAACAATCTAAAAGTTTTATACCAGCAGTTCTTTTATCTTGCATATCTAATTGCCAGATACTTACTGATGCTTTGTAGTTATTATAGTATTCTAGATTGTATGTGTCTGGTTTATAGATATAGTTCATCCATGTTTCAAAATACTTTCTCTCTTCCATTTGTGCAGTAACAAAGAAAGTCATTTGAATAGTTTCTGCATATGTAACACCTTGTGCCATCTGAAAAGATGGGCCGTAGATATTTTCATTAGGAACTGTTCTTAGATTCTTGCCTGGAAAGTCTGTTGACTTCACCATAAACGATGCGTGTCTATCTTCCTCTAGTGATGGAAAAACAGCGAAAGGACAAATGATTTCTACCTCAAACCTGTTAGGACGAGCAGCCCCACCATATTTGTTAAACTTTCCAATAAAATCGTCTAAAACTGCCATTATTGTGGTCTCCTAGGCTGATTTGCCATGCGTCTTGAATCTGCATACACTCTATTCTCAATACCCTGTGGAACAAATCTTTGAACTGGTAATAGGACTGCTGCCATCATTTCTTCTGCTGTAATAACTCTAAATCTAGATTGCACATGACTGGCAAGATACCTTTTAATTGTTGGTTTGACCAATGGATTTCGCTTGATACGATTCCATGTCAGTCTAATTCTTGTATCTTCATTCATCTCATCATTAGTTGCATACTCTGCTACTACATTGAGTAGTTTGAGTCTCATAGGAATAGACAGATAATGAAAATTCAACCCAATAAATCCCTCATTCTGTGGGGCATTTCCAATAGGTAAAACTAATGGAAATCTATCATAATAAGGCAATTCATTTTTGCCCTTTGCATCATAATAGAAAAAGTTCATACGACCGTATTGCGGGCGTTGAGTAATCAACCCCTCTGAAACAAGTTGCCGTGTTGGTGGTTCACCCATTTCTCTGATTTTATCTCTAAACCAGCGAACTGAGCGTTCTTTGCCACCTGTCTTTTCTAGTAATTCATCAAAGTATGCCATACTTCTATTTATACGACTAACCCAAATGATCCTCTGTCAGTATCTTAAATTCCATCTTTCTATCATTGCACCACTCTATTGCAGCTTCCCATTTTGCTTTATTCACACCCCAAGTGCGAACTTCATTAATAAATCTTTTGGTTTTGCGTTGTGGTATAGATGGTGGGCCGCACTGTGCTTTAGGTTTGACTTCAATAATCATCTTTTTGACAGAGCCATCTGCCTGTCTAACCTTTATATAAAAATCGGGAAAATATCGGTGTCTTCTACCATCCAAAGGTGATATGTAGGGAATAATGACTTCTTCACTGCCCCATTCAAGTATGTTGTCGCTTCTGTCACAATACACCATAAACTTACGTTCCCAAAGACTGCGATATACAATCTTAGAAGAATCGCCCTTATATTTTTGTGGTTTAGATGGGATGTATCGACCTTTGTATGACATGATGCGTTATAAATACTTTCACAATGAACTTAGGATTATTTATATGGCGCAATTAGACTCTGTTTCTAGAACACCTAGACTAGTAAGTAGTGGGGGTGTTTTGTCTTACCCTAGTGATTTAGGTAATACAACTAGAACCGACCACTATGTCATGTTCTTCATTAATGTTACACAACCACAGAATGTTTTATTCCCTGGCGGCAGTGTTGCTACAAGTAGTGCCGGAGTTGCTCAAGAGGCAAACACTCTTCAAGTTCAGAGAGCGCCAACTAGAAGACTAGACACATCTATTGCACTTTATATGCCAAGTCAAATTCAGATGTCTCACAAAGCAAATTACGGTGAGCAAGAAATTGGTGCAGCTGTAGCAACAGTTTTAGCAGGGTTGCGTGGTTCAAATTCAAATATGGGATTTGGAGAGGTTGCTGGAAAGATTGCGGCAGAGGCAGGAAAAGAAATTGCAAAGGGTGGAATGGCAGCTTTAGATGCAACTCTTGCTCCTGGCGCTGTTGCTGCTGAAGAAATTGCTTCTGGTAAAGTTCGTAACAACAGATCAGAAATGAAATTTGAAGGTATTGATAGAAGATCATTTTCATTTACCTTTACAATGCTTCCTACAAGTTCACAAGAAGCAGACACAATAGAAAAGATAGTAACACTGTTTAGGTATCATGCAATGCCATCTATTGATGGTAGTGATTTGGCTGGTAGAACAATGATAGCGCCATCAACATTTGATATTCAATATAAACCAGATGCACACCTACATAGAATTTCGACTTCAGTTTTGGAGTCTGTTGATGTTAAATATGGTGGAGAGCGTCCACAGTTTTTTGTTGATGATCATCCTGTAGAAACAGAACTGACACTACAGTTTAAAGAACTTGAAATCATCACCAAAGAAAGAATTGAACAAGGATATTAATGTATGCCATATTTCTATAATTTTCCAAAGGTTGAATATGATGTCCGTGGCAATGGTATCACTCAAACAATGACTGATATTACAAGAAGAGTTCGACTAAAACAAATAGTAAAGAATAAAAATGTAACATTCGACTTTTATGATGTTAAGTCTGGTGAAACGCCTGAGTATATTGCATCAGAGTTTTATGGTGATCCACAGTTGCATTGGATTATTCTAATGGCCAATGACATTACAGATGTATACACACAATGGCCAATGTCTACTGTAACCTTTGAAAGATTTGTTAAAGAAAAGTATGACAATGTTGACGATATTCATCATTACGAATATACCCAAGAATCTGGTGATACAAAGTTCACTATAGAACTTCCAAATGAATCTGCCACAACAATTCCTTTTGGAGCATTACCAGTAACAAATTATCAATACGAAGAAAAATTACAAGAGAGTAGAAGAAGAATTCGACTTGTTCAAAAAAGATATATTGATGCAATCAAAAAAGAATTCAGAAGCAAAATAAACGGATAATATAATGGCGAAAATTCAATACGCTGGTGAATATATTATTGATGAATGTGTTCTCTGCACAGTAGGTGGATTAGAATTAGACTTAAAAGAACAACTAAGTTACATCACCATCTTTGAAGACATCTTCAGCAATTCTATCACTGGAACAATTTCCTTTGTGGATACAAATAATCTTACTGCCAATGCTTCTATTATTGGTCAAGAAAAGTTGAAACTTGTTCTCGTAACACCTAATGCAAACGATGCTCGTGACAGAACAACTGCAATTAACTTTTCAGAAACCCCTCTTCACATATATAAAGTAGACAGTAAAACACAAGTAAACGATAGGACACAAGTGTTCACTCTTGCTTTCACAACAAATGAAATGGTGAGAAACAATCGTATCAGAGTGTCTCAATCCTTTGAGGGTGAGCCTTCTGTTGAGATTGTAAAGAAAATTATTCGTGACCCTCTTCTACTAGATACCAAAAAAGAATTCTTCTACGAAGAAACATCAAACCTATTTAAAGTTGTCGCTCCTAATATGCGACCTTTTGATTTCATCAATGCTCTCGCAAAGAGATGTTTGTCGAGAGAATATAATTTCTCGCCTGCCTTTTTATTCTACGAAACAATCAAAGGTTTCTTTTTCAGAACCGTTGATAGTATGATGGACAGAAAAAATCCAAGAATGGTTTTTAGAGAAGTAACTCCTAATGATGATGTAGATAATATTGGATTGAATTTAACAAACATTTTGAAGTATGAGGTTATTAACTCTACTGACACGATACTCAATACCAGAGCAGGAATGTATGGTTCTCAATTATATCAAATTGATTTAGTAAACCACACAATGAAAAAATACGAATATAATTATCTAGAACAGTTTGATGATGATATTCATGTAGATGAATTCAACAGCTATGGTTCAAAACAAGCACCAATTATTTCAGAAGCTCTAGACGATTACTCAAACAAAATTTCTGATTACCAAGATTCTGTTATTTTTATTCAAACCACTGATAGAGATAGTGAAGATGGTCTTTTCAACGATTCTTTTGGTGGTTCTCCATACAACTATAATGGGAATGATTTGTGGATACAGAGAAGAAAGTCTAGGTTCACATCCCTAGAATCTGGTATATCACTAAGACTAACTGTGCCTGGCAACACCACACTTCAGGCTGGTGACTTGATTGGTGTAATCCTAAAGAACCAAACCGACACTGCTACTGCACAAGATCCATATCTAACTGGACGTTATCTTGTTAGAAATTTAAAACATGAATTTACAAAAGATACTGGACAACTTAAACATACAATTCATTTGGACTGTATTCGTGATACAGTTCAAGAACCATACCCATCATACGGTGTTACAATCACTGATGGGGGGAACTCATTAGATGAACTGATTCCAAAAGGATCAGAAGATTCAAATGAAATAATTTTCTAGAGGAGGGCCATAAAACAACTCATTTTGTTATGTCAATTTTAACATAGAAAGAGGATCAACATGACTTCAAAACTCAAAAACCGACTTCAAAAAATGTCTTTTCAAAAACAAATCAACAGAAGAATCGAGGTTGAGAAAAACGAGGAAACTAAATACTATGAAGAAATCTATAAAAAACGAACTATAGAGTTGTTAGGAATACACAATGAAAACATGGGAACAATTACGAGAGGGTGTCTATGACCCAAACATATTTAAGGCAATCTTCATGGCGGGTGGGCCCGGCAGTGGGAAGTCTTATGTAGCAGCGAGAACTACTGGTGGACTTGGTATGAAAATGGTGAACAGTGACGACATCTATGAAAAGATGTTGAAAGACGCCGGTTTGGATACTACACCAGAGGATATCTTTTCAGACAAAGGACAAGAGATTCGTGGTCGTGCCAAGGGAGTTACAAAGCGTATGCAAGGTAATTTCTTGGATGGTAGACTTGGTTTGATTATTGATGGAACTGGTAAAGACTTCAGTAAGATTGCAAAACAAGTTGCTGGACTAAAACAACTAGGTTACGAATGTTCGATGATTTTTGTCAATACCTCTTTGGATACTGCATTAGAACAGAATCGAAAGAGAAAGAGAACTCTGCCTGATGACCAAGTAAAGACTATGTGGAATGAGGTTCAGAGGAATATTGGTGCATTCCAAAGACTATTTGGTTCTTCTAACTTTATCGTTGTCGATAATAATATGGCAGGGGGAGATGGTTTTGTCAAAATATTGAAAA